GGTAGTGTGGATTTAGTTGCAGGAGGTGTACCCACTGGAACTACTAGACCAGTTTTAGATGTTATCATTCCACCACCAGGAGGACATGGTAAAAACATTTATAGAGAACTTGGTGCTTATAATGTTCTTTTGTATTCTAGAATTGAAAATGATAACGAAAATCCTGATTTTATAACTGGTAATCAAATTGCCAGAGTGGGTCTTGTATGCAACCCTCAAGCATTTGATAGTACATCATTATTATCAGTCGATAAGGCAACTGCTTGTGGTGCTTTAAGATTATCAGGTGCTGGTTACAGTAGTGCAACATTTACTGCTGATTCATATGTTACTCAAACTGTTGGATCAGGATTAACTGCTGCGGGAAGAGTAGTAAGTTATGATCAAACTACTGGTGTTCTTAAGTATTGGCAGGACAAAGCCCTTGCTGGATTTAATACAGTAGGAACTGCTGTTACAGAACCTAAATATGGATTTAAGTTAAATGCGTTTACTTCATCTCCAGAAACAGATGGTTCTTTAACTATTGTACCTTCTACTGGATCTAACTTAGCGATTGATACCTCCTTTACAGGTGTATCTACCGTAATAAATAATAGAACCTATTACTTAGGTCAAGAGTTTACTAATGGTATTGGAAACCCTGAAGTCAAAAAGTATTCAGGAAACATTCTTTATGTTGATAATAGACCATCTATCACAAGATCCTCCACTCAGAAGGAAGACATTAAAATAATCTTGCAGTTCTAAGAAATCATGCCCCAGTTAACGAATTTAAACTGACTGGACTGCAATCTATGCTACAAAACCAAATTGAAAAATTTGGTCAACATTTTTTTAAAGAGGGTGCTAAAGTAATACCAGGTAATACTTCATACACAACTAACTATACCTGTATTCAATTAAATAATGAATTTCAAGGAGTTCCTGTCGCTGCTTATATTGATCAATTAGTTGGTTCTACAATTACAGGACAAACTTCTGGAGTAACTGCTACGGTTGATAAAGTATTATCTTCTGAAGATTCGGAAAATAATAATCTTACCTTATATGTTAACTATAGGGGATCTAATACATCAAATAATCAAACAGAAATATTTTCTGATGCTGAAAATTTAATATCCAATGTTACGATTTCTTCAGGACTTTTAGGGAATAGTACAATATCTATTGGTGCTCCTTTTGCAACTACTATAGCACAAAATGCATCAGGAAAAGGATCTGCCTTTCATGTAGAAAATGGTGTATATTTTGTACGTGGACAATTTGTTAATGTTTCTCAAGAAACTCTTATTTTAGATCAGTATACTAATACTCCTAGTTATAAAATAGGATTTAATATATTAGAAGAAATAGTTACTGCTGATTTAGATGAGACTTTAAATGATAATTCACAAGGATTTAATAATTATTCAGCTCCTGGTGCAGATAGATTAAAACTTACTTTAAGTCTATTTAAAAAAGATTTAAATGATATTGATGATTCTGCATTTGTAGAACTTGCTAAGGTTGAAGATGGTGTTTTAAGATCTCAAAAACAAAATACAGAATATAATACTTTTGCAGATGAACTTGCTCGTAGAACTTATGAGGAGTCGGGAGATTATTATGTTAAACCATTTGATGTTTCAATTGTTAATTCTTTAAATAACAATGAAGGAAATGGTGGTATATTTCAAGCAGGGCAATTTACTTATATGGGAGGGACTCCTTCTAAGGATTTAGCATTATATAATATATCTAAAGGAAAAGCTTATGTTCGTGGATATGAAATTGAAACTATTTCTTCTACTTATCTTGATGTAAAGAAACCTAGAACTACATCAACTTTAGAAGATCAAGCATTAGAATATAAAACTGGTCCTGCTTTAAAACTTAATAGAGTTTATGGATCACCTACCATTGGTATTGGTAATACATATACTGTTAGTTTAAGAGATCAAAGAACTAATACCACACAACCTGGATCTGCTAATTTACCAGGAAAAGAAATTGGTCAAGCAAGAGTATATGATACTTCATTAGAAACAGGTTCATATAGTACATCTAATGCCAATCTAAATGAATGGGATATATCACTTTATGATATTCAAACAATAACAGAACTTTCTATAAATGAAGGTCCTACAAGCACACTGAGTGCAGGAACTTTTGTTGAAGGAAATAATAGTGGTGCTACTGGATTTTTAAGATATGCAGTTTCAGCAGGTGTTGCTTTAACAGTTACTGAAACGTCGGGTAATTTTATTAAAAACGAAGCACTTATATTTAATGGTATTGCTAATGGAAGAGTTGCAGTAGCAGTTACTGAATATGGTATATCCAATATAAAATCATTATGGGGAACTAATAATGGTGTGGTTGGTATTAATACTTTTTGTGCTGATGTAATTCAAACTAATAAGTTTAGTGTAGGTGTTGCTACAATTTCTCCTGCTTCTGGTGCTGGTAGTATTAGCACTGTTAGAAGCACTAATCCTCTTTTTCCTGGAACTGGAGAATTAGTTAAGATTAATGATTTAGTTCAATATAGTGATATCTCTTCTGCTGATAGAGATCCTATCATGGCACGAGTTACTAGTGTTGGTACTGATACAATTACTGTTGCTGGAGTTGCTAATGTTTCAGGTGTAGTTAATGGAACATTACCTTCAAGTGCTCTTGAAGTATCCGATTTTAAAATCGTATCTACTGATTTTGAATCCTCAGATGATGTTACTCTTTATACAGAACTTCCTAAGCATGATGTTTCAAATGTAGATTTGACTGATGCTTCTATTTCTATAAGAAAAGCATATGATGGAGAAACTATTGCTCTTAATAGAATAGCAAATACTTTAACTGCTGGTGAGAATGAAACTTTCCTTCCATTTGATCCTGAAAGATATGCAGTCTTTAGATCTGATGGTACTACTGAAGAATTAACTGCAGATAGATTAGTCTTTGGATCTGGAATGACTACTCTTGACATTCTTAACCTAAGCACAGCAACTGATAGTGGGAATGTGTCTGTTATAACCACTTTAAAGAAAATTAAACCAATAGCAAAGAATAAGATTAAGAAAAGAGTTAATTCAATTATTGTAGATAAATCTAAACTTGAAGGATCTGGTATTGGGAGCACTTCTCTTAATAATGGATTAACTTATGGAACTTATCCATATGGAACAAGAGTAGAAGATAAAACTATTTCATTAAATGTTCCTGATGTTATTATAGGTGAATATTTGATAGGACAGACTTCGGATGCTATTGCTTGTGTAGCTGAAAAATCTGATTCTGACACTATTACCTACATTTATAAAAACGCAAATACCTTTACTGAGGGTGAAACCGTAATATTCCAAGAGTCTAATGTTCAGGCAGTTATTTCTGTACTATCAGAATCTGATTTTAATATTTCTAATGAATACGCTTTTAATAATGGTCAGAAAGATACTTTTTATGATTATGGATCAATAACCAGAAAACCTGATTTTGATGCTCCAAGTAAAGCAATAAAGATATACTTTGAAAGTGCTTACTATGATTCTACTGATACTGGAGATATCACTACGGTCAATTCTTATAAGACTTTTGATTATACAGACGAGATACAGGAAGTTAATGGATTAGCTAACTCTGATATGATTGACATCCGACCAAGGGTGGCAGATTATACTGTTAGTGAGGGTGCTGATTCACCTTTAACTTTTGCAGGAAGATCTTTCAATCAAGCAGGTCAAACAGCAACCAATATACTTGCTTCAGATGAGTCTATAGTTATAGATTTTTCATATTACTTAGGAAGAATAGATAGAATTTTCTTAACAAAAGATGGTAAGTTCCAAGTTGTTTATGGAGCTCCTGCAGAGGATCCTCAATTACCAGGTCCAGTTGATGAGGGAATAGAAGTTGCTCAAGTAACTTTACCGCCATATTTGTATAATGTTGATGATGCTACTATCAATTTCTTAGAATATAAGAGATTTAGAATGTTTGATATTAATAATCTTGAAACGAGGATTAGAAATTTAGAATTCTATACAAGTCTCTCTTTATTAGAAACTAATACTGCTAATTTCTTTGTTCCTGATGCTGATGGATTGAATAGATTTAAATCTGGTTTCTTTGTAGATAATTTTGAGACTTTCTCTACTCAAGAAACTAAATTTAAAATTAAAAATAGTATTGATCCTAAACAAAATGAATTGAGACCAAGACATTATACAAACTCTGTTGATTTACAATTTGGTCCTGTTGTTAATATTGATGATACTGCAGATTTACAATTTAATACTATTACTGGTACTAATATAAGAAGACATAAAGATCTTATTACTCTTGATTATTCTAATGTAGAGTATATTACACAACCTTTTGGTTCTAGATCTGTTTCAGTAACTCCCTTTATTGTTGCTTATTGGAATGGACTTCTTGAATTAAATCCAGAGTCAGATACTTGGGTTAGTACAGTAAGAATACAACCTCGTATTATTAATAGGGAAGGTGATTTTGCTGAAACCGTAG